TGGCAACAGTTTCGGTTGGTGAATGAGCAGGTGCGCGGTAACGCGATGCGCGCCGTGCAGGCGGCGGATATTGATGGCGATGCAATCCTGGTGGTGCGCATTGAGCCGGAGGAGAAACAGCGCACGAAGCGGCAAAACCGCTATCTCTGGGGCGTGGTGTACAAGCATTTGGTGGACAACGACCCCGGCTATTTCGTCAATGAGGAGACGGAGCGGTTATTGCACGGGCGCGGTATTGCGGTGACGGAAATCGTGCATGAGTTTTGCAAGGTGCAATTCTTGCCGCCGGTAGATTTGGGGATTGGTGGCGGGATGCGCATCACGAAATCCACCGCGAAATTGAACCGGCAGGAATTTAACGATTATGTCGAAAACATCCGGCGCTGGGCGGCGGAATCGTTGCAGGTGTTTATTCCCGACCCGTATGCGGCGGGGTATGAGGATTTGGTTTGGAGGGGACGATGAATAAAGGTTTGTCGCCCGATGCGTTGAAAGCACTGAAAAGGAAAATGCGGAATTGGCGCAAAAGCCGTTCGCGCTATCCCATCGAGTTTTCAGAGCAGGAGGCAATGGAAATTTTGCATATTCACTATGTGAATTTATGCGACGGTTTTTTGCGCGGTGCCAATGCGAAGAAGCCGATAGATGCGGTTTTTGTGATTCAGGCGCTTGAAGTGATTTTGCGGGAGTACCGGTAATGGCAGAACAGGATTTGAAAAGCAGTTCTTTGGTCATTGACACGTTGTGCGAACGGGTGCTGTTAGCTTCATGTTTGGGCGGGGTGTTTTTGGGCATGGGCGGCGTTATTGCGCAGTCGCTGTTTTGGCTGGGCTGCGGGTTGATGACTGTCGGCTTTGGCGTCATGACGCTGGCGACGCTGCTTCAGGCGCGCGTGTATCGCAAGGCATTCGCGCTGGAGGAGGAGGCACTGCAATGGCGCAGCAAGTGGTGGAACTTGCGGGGTGATTGCATCCGGCACCTGCGCGCGAAAATCAAAAACAATGAGGCACTGATGACGGCGTTGAAGGAGGATGAATGAGCGCGATTAAACGCACGCCTGCCGATGCGGCGTTTTCGCAATGTGTGCGCGAGCGCAGCAACTACGTCTGCGAACGCTGCGGCAAGGTGTACGACCGCAGCAGTATGGGGCTGCATTGTTCGCACCATTTTTCGCGCAGCAATCGCTGCATCCGCTGGTGCGGCGATAACGCGATGGCGCTGTGTTACGCCTGCCATGCCTGGTACGGCGGCAATCCGGTCGATTCCGGGGCGTGGCTGCGCGGCAAACTCGGCGATGGGGTGATCGGAATCCTGCGCGAGAAGATGGCGCGGCGGGTCAAGGTGCCGAAGGGTGAGGAGGCGGAAATCGCCGCCCACTACCGCAAGGAGTTGGCGCGAATGCAGGCTTTGCGCAAGCAGGGCGAGACAGGGCGGATTGAGTTTGTGAGCTGGCAATGACGTTCGCCGATGTTGAAATGAAACTGGCGCAGTACGCGCAATGGGCGGGCAATCCGCTGCGCCCGCTCAATTTCCCGGGGCAGTCCATCTATGCGCGCGCTATCCCCGACGAGATTGACGAGGACGCCTTGCCTCCGATTAGCGACGACGAGGCGCGAGTTGTGGGCGATGCGCTGCTGGCGCTGAAGCAGCATCAGCCGCAGTCGCATCGGGCGATTGAGGCACGGTTTTTCTTCAGGATGGCCGATGATGAAATCGGGCGGCGTTGTGGTTTGGGTACGCGCAAGCGCGTGCATGAAATCCGCCAGCGCGGCTATGCCTTTTTGCAGGGGAGGTTATCGGTATGAAGCTGCCTGGCAGGTTCCCCAAACTACCCAAAATGGCGGTGCCGCTTTTCTCGCCGGGGACTATCTTCCTCTGCCAAACGCGCGAGGAGTGGATTTCTGCGCACCGTGCCTTGGGTAGCACAGCGAGTATGTTGGAAAGGCGTGGCGCGGCCAACACCTTTCGCGGGCAGGGCGTGCCAGATATTTACCTGCTCGGCGTGTTTGACGGTGCGCCTGCCACGGCGGCGCATGAGGCCGCGCACTTGGTATTTGATATCTGCGCGCAGGCGGGGGTGAAGGTCGCACCCGGCGAGGCCAATGAAACTTTTTGCCATTTGCTCGATGCCGTCGTAGAATTTGCAACCCTCAAAATGAGGAAGCCGGGATGACCCGGCTTCTGTTTTTCAGCGTTTGCTGTCAGGCGTTATATGCTCAGGTTCCCAATGATTGCCCGGTTTTTGCGTAGGGGGCAATTTTTGGTTATCCTTGACTGTGGTGTAGTTATCGGTCTTGCCGCCACGTGGGCCGACTTCCCGATAGATTCCGCCGTCTTTCCCGGTATTTTGGCCGGGTTTCAGTTTGTCAGACATAAAGTCTCCTATAACACCGCGACATTGCGGCGTTTCCTTATTGGGGGCAGTCTAGGATTTTTCAAGACCCTTGCACCCGCCGGGGCTTTTTTGTATAGTGGCTTCACTACTTATACAAAGCGGCTCCCGCATCCGACAACATTGCGGTTTTTTTGTGTCCGTGCTCCATCGTTCGTTTCGCATGGCTACAGGATTTCACCCAGTTTATGGCGGGTTTAGAGCGCCGAATACAATACCTTCGGGGAATAAGCGCCGCCGACTTTGTACGGTAGTTGAGACCCGCCGCCCATTTCGCGGCGACCATAAACTGAAATACAAAGGTGAAACCATGACTACGCAAAAACAAATTGCGCCTGCAATCCTCTCTTTCCAATCCCATTCCGTCCGCACGCTGGTAGAAAACGGCGAACTGCTGTTCAACGCCAAAGACGTGTGCGATGTCCTCGGCTATCAAAATTCCCGCAAAGCCATTGCCGACCACTGCAAGGCAGGGGGTGTAACGAATCGTTACACCCCTACCGATGGAGGCAATCAAGAAATGGCGTACATCAACGAGCCGAACCTGTACCGCCTCATCATCAAATCACGCAAACCGGAAGCGGAAGCCTTTGAAGCGTGGGTAATGGAAGAAGTCCTCCCCACCATCCGCAAGACCGGCGGCTACCGCGCCCCCAAAACCCGCAAGACCTCTCCCGGCGGTCTCACCCTCGAACAAGTCGAGACCATCAAGGCGCTGCACCGTGAGCTGGTCAAGGCCGCACCGAAAGACCAGCAAGCCAGACTGGCGATTACCTTGTGGTCGGCGGTGAAAAGCAAGTTCGGCGTGAGCTACAAGGACGTGCCGCCGGAACACTACGCTGAAATCCTTTCCCTGATGAGCCGCATTGCGATAGAGGGCGAGTTGTTGCCGCCGCCTGAACCCCAAGAGCCGGAAATCCCGGATTATATCGTCATGCTCCCCATCGACATCCGCAGAAACACCCGCTTTGAAATCGTGGTGCATGACGGGCTGGTCGGGCGCTATTATCGCGAGTATGTAACCGACAGTTGCGACTACGGCAAACCGTGGGGAACGCTGCTAAAGGCGGGCTATTGACGTGTCCGCGCAAGAAGTGTACCCTTTCAGGCACAGTAGGGTTGTTGCGTAAATAACCTGACAAGCTCCAAAAAAACAGCCCGCCTTGTGCGGGCTTTTTGTTGTTCGCTCCTTCGGGAGTGCGAATTGAAATGTTGTTCCCGCTCTGCGCAAGCATCGGACTTTCCGCCCGCTTATGCGGGCTTTTTTATGCCCGGAGGCAATGATGAACGCTGATTTTCAAACCGCGCTGCGGCTGCTCGCCAAGCATGAGGGCGGCTGGAGCGACCGCGACCGTGATGCCGACCCCGGCGGCAAGACGATGTACGGCATCACGCAAAGCACTTACAACGATTGGTGCGACCAAAAGGGCAAGCCGCGCGGCGAGGTGCGCAATATCGCCTACACCGAGGCTGCCGCCATCTACCGCGCCAATTACGCCAACCCCGTGCGCTATGAAGACCTGCCGCCCGGCATCGGCTACGCGGTGTTCGACCTCGCGGTGAACGCGGGTGTCTCGCGGGCGGTGCGCCTGTTGCAAGAGGTGTTGGGCGTCAAGGCCGACGGTATTGTCGGCAGTCAGACGCTGGCGGCGGTACGTGCCGCCAATCTGCCCGAGCTCATCAAGCGCTACTGCGCCGCCCGCCGCAAGTGGCAGCTGCGCCTCAAGAACGCCAAGCATAACCCCGGCTGGGTAACGCGCATCAACGACGTCGAACGCGATGCGTTGCGCATGGCAGGCGAGGCGGACAAGGCGCGCCGCCCGGGGCAGTCGCTCAATGATGCGCGCAAGGCCGCTGTCGCCGCCCGTGGCGATGTTGTCCCCGCCATCGCTCCCGCCGACCATGTGCCGGATGACGGGCGCGGTGCCAAGGCATACGGTCGCGCTCGTGCGCCTGCCAGCGAGTATGTTGCCCCGGCAACGGGTGCGGCGGCGCTGATTGGTGCCGCGGCCGACACGGCAGCGAGTGCGGGCGATTTGCACGACAATCTCGCCCGTATCCTGCCGCCGTGGTTATGGTTTGTGGTGCTGGCTGGCGTCATCGGTTATCTCTGCTGGCGGGTGTGGCGTGCTCGCGCGGATTAAGGGCTGGGCGCTGTATGCGCTGGCTGGCGTTGTCGTCGCCCTCGCGGTTGCGGTCAATGTGCTGCGCGCACGCAATGCCCGCCTCGATGCGGAGCTGGAGCGCCGCGAGCGCTCACGTTTGCAGGCCATCGCCGACGGTCTCAAGGAGAGAGCGGCACGCGCCAATCAGGCGGCGGCGGTATCCAAGCGGGAGCGCGAGGAAGCCGAAAAAGGCATGAAGGAAGGACGACGTGATTATTTCGAGAAGTAAGACGGTGGCTTTGGCCGCCGTTTTTGTTTTTGGCGCGGCGGGCTGTGCGCGGCAGGTGGAGTTTGTACCTTTGCCACCTGCGCCCTGTCCGCCGATGCCAATTTTGCCTTCTATCAGCGCGCAGGAGTTAGGCGGGGTGAGCGACGATGTTTATCGCCGCCTGGTGGAGCGCGAATTGCGGTTGAAGGAGTTTATCGGACAGTTGGAGGCTAATTGTGGAGGCTGAGATGGAGCGACGTATGACGCTGCTTGAAGCAACGCAGCAACACCACGCGGAAGAAATCGGCTGGCTGAAGAATGAGAGCAGGCAATTAACGGCGGCTGTTTTGAAGTTGCAGAAGACGATGGAAAAGATTTTGTGGGTGGTGTCCGGCGCGGCGGGAATGTATCTCGTCAATGCGGTCGGGCTGACCGAGGTTATCAAGAGGTTGTTGTAATGGCACGTCTGTCGGCAGAGCAATGGGCAATGGCACGCGCGGATTTTGAAATCCGTGGGTTGTCGGTATCGGAGATTGCGCGCCAGTATGGTTGTGCGAAGTCTGCGGTTTCGATGCGCGCCAAGGCTGATGGCTGGCAGGCGGGCAAAACTGAACAGGCGGTAGCCGATAAGTCCAATGCAATCATGCAGCTGGCAAGAGTTGAACAGGAAACTGAACAGAAGCTGAACGCTACTGAACGCGCAGTATTTGACGCTGTGGTACGTGATGATGTGAGTTTCCGCTTGCAGAATGACGCGGATATGGAGGCGGTGCGCCAACACGTGATGTCGCTGCTGGCGACGACGGAGAAGGCGGCGGATGCGAAGGCGATTATGGAGACGCTGCGCATTCAGCGCGAGGCGCGTTTGGGCAAGGTGCCGGATACGGCTATCCAGATTAACAACAATAGCGCGCCGGAGATTGACCCGCGCGAGGCGCCGGACAAGGTGGCGGGGTTGCTCGCGATTGCGCAGGCACGGAGGGAGGCAGATGTTGGCGCATGAGGTGGAGGCGTTGTTGCCGTATTTGACCGATGATGAGCGGCGCGAGTTAGGCCGCTGTTTGGCGGTTGCGCCGAAGTGGACGCCGCTGCCGGGCAAGCAGGCGATGGCCTATACGTCGCAGGCGGATGTGATTGGTTACGGCGGTGCGGCGGGCGGCGGCAAGAGTGCTTTGGCCTGTGGCAAGGCGCTGACGCAGCATCGCAAGGTTTTGATTTTGCGCCGCGAGGCGACGCAGCTCACCGGCATTATTGACGAGTTGAAAGCCATTGTTGGCAACAGCGACGGCTACAACGGCGCGGAAAAGATTTGGCGCATGGCCGACGGGCGGCAGATTGAGTTTGGCTCGACGCCAAACCTGGACGATTGGAACAAGTATCAGGGGCGTCCGCATGATTTGTTGGTGTTTGACGAGGCGGCAAACTTTTTGGAATCGCAGGTGCGCGCCCTGCTCGGCTGGCTGCGTAGCACCGACCCGAAACAGAAATGCCAGGCGCTGTTGACGTTCAACCCGCCGACGACGCAGGAGGGGCGCTGGATTGTGGATTTTTTCGCACCGTGGTTGGATCGGAAATTCCCGAACCCTGCCAAGGATGGCGAGTTGCGTTATTGCGCGACGATTGCGGGCAAGGATGTTTGGCTCGATAGCGGTGCGCCGTTTGTGATTGTGGACGGCAAACCGTGCTACGACATCGCCGGTCACGAGGGCGAGGCAGTTGTCCGGCCGCTGGCGCGCACGTTTATTTCCGCGCGGGTAACGGATAACCCTTATTTGCTCAATACCGGCTACATGGCGACCTTGCAGGCGCTGCCAGAGCCGCTGCGCTCGCAGATGTTGCACGGCGATTTTTCCGCCGGGATTAGCGATGACCCCTGGCAGGTGATTCCGACGTCGTGGGTGGAGGCGGCGATGGCGCGCTGGCGTCGTCCCGATGTGTTGCCCGCAATGGACAGTATGGGCGTGGACGTCGCCCGTGGCGGCAAGGACGAGACGATTATTGCGCGCCGACACGGCATGTGGTTTGACGTGCCGCTTGCCTACCCCGGCGCAGAGACACCAAACGGCCCCGCAACAGCGGGGCTTGTTATTTCCGCGCTACGCGATCGGGCGCCGATTCATGTGGATGGCATCGGCGTCGGCGCGGCGGTGTACGACTTCCTGCGCGAGGCGGGGCAGCAGGCGATTTCCGTCAACGTCGCTGAAAAAGCGACACGGCGCGACAAGAGCGGGCGGCTGACCTTCAAAAACCTACGCTCGCAACTGTGGTGGATGCTGCGCGAGGCGCTCGACCCGGATGCCAACAACGGCATTGCCCTGCCGCCGGACAAGCGCCTGCTTGCCGACCTGTGTGCGCCGTGCTGGCGGATGCAGGGCGTTGAGGTCTATGTGGAGAGCCGCGAGGACATTGTCAAAAAGCTGGGGCGCTCGCCGGATTACGCCAGCGCCTACTGTTTGGCGCTGCTCGACACGCCGAAGATGCACGAATTTATGAACCGCAACCGGAGCAAGGTACATGACCCGTATCGCAATATTTGACCCGCGCCAGTTGTACGACGAAATCGAACGACTTGGGCAGTTGCACAAGGATGAGGTGGAGGCGACGCTGACCGACCTGCCTTGTCAGCTGAACCGCGCACTGTATGACGCATTGCATAACACGGGCGCGTTGGTGAGTGTTGGCGCATTTGCTGATGACGGCCGCCTGATTGGCTATGCCTCGGCATTTGTCAGCGCGCATCCGCACTACGCCCTAACGGCGGCACAGCACGATGCGCTGTTTATCCATCCCGACCACCGCGCACCGCGCCTTGCCCTGCGCATGGTGGAAGTGGTGGAAGCCGAATGCAAGGCGCGCGGGGCGGCGTTTATCGCTTGGCACGCCAAAACCGGTACCGCCTTTGCCCGCCTGCTCGCCAAGCGGGCAAGGCTTGAAGAATTTGTTCACATTAAGGAGTTATAACTATGCCAGCAGCACCTGCCATCGCAGCCGTCGCCGCACTCGGTGGCGCCGCAGCATCCCACATCGCAGGCAACAAAGCCCGCGCACAAGCCCGCTATCAGGCGGCGCAAGCGCAAAAGCAAGCGGAGGCGCAATTCCGCGCGCAGCAGGAGAATTTTGAGAAAGAGCGTGCTGACGCACAGAATCGATTTAACGCCACTATGGAAGCCGACCGCAGGACACACAGCGAAAACATGGCGCTGCAACGCGAGGCGATGGAAGCCAATAAACAGGCGATGGCCGACCAGCTTGCCCAAGCACAGCAAGGCTTGGCGCAGCAGCAGGCGCAACACGCGGCAACACTCGCCCAAGCGCAACGCGCGCAGAATAACGCGCAAGCGCAGATGCAGCGGCAAATCAACGGCGCCGAGAAAGACCAGGCGCACTACAACAAGAAGCAAGACGGCGTCGCTGGCACCATCCTCACCGGCCCCGGTGGCGTTGACCCTAACGAGCTGGAGCAGAAGAAGAAAAAACAAACCCTGTTGGGTGGGGCTTAGCACATGGCACGGCGTCTCGGTCTCGGTATTGGCGCGGGGAAGGCGAAAGCCAGCGCCACACAGTACGACGACGGGATTGCGCGGGTCAATCCCGACAACCCGCAAAAGCCATCGGGGTTGCAGGCGTGGCAACAGCCGCAGCAGCAGCGCGACAAGTACACCGACCTGGGCAACCAGCCCAAATTCCAGTCGAATTACGGTAGTGATGTGCACGTCAATCCTTACAAGGGCAGCGACAATTTCAAGTGGTTTGGCGGGGAGCGGCGCTTGAAAACGCAAGCGGAGTACGACGTTGAATATCAGGCGAAATGGAACCGGCTCCAAGCAAACAAGCAAACGGAATGGCAGAACTGGGAAATCGGGGAGGCGCGCAAACAGGCAGAAAAAGAGGCCGCCGACGCGCAGGCACAACTGGATGAACTCATGCGCCAGTACTACAAGCAGCGCAAAGAGATGGCGCGCGCGATGGAGGAACAGCGCATTGCCGCAGAGAACCAACTGGCGGCGTCGAAAGCCAAAGGCAACAAAAGCGCGCGCCCGGAAGCTAGCGCCTATGAGGGCGAACCGAGCGAACGGCGCGGCGGCGGTAATGACGGCGGCGCGTCCGGCACCTTGCTCACCCGGCCGGGCGAGAAGCCGACGCTGGGCAAGCGCGGGCGGCTCGGCGGCAAAACCCTGTTAGGTGGCTGATGAAAACACTACGCCAACAAATCCTGCGGCGGCATGAGGCGCTGCGCAACGAACGTTCGCCGTGGCTCAAGCATTGGCAGGACGTGAGCAAGCTGGTTTTGCCCGCATCCGGCCGCTTTATCAGCAGCGACCGCACCCCGGCGAAATTTAACGACATCTACGACAACACCGCGACGCGGGCGATGCGCACCCTGGCCGCCGGGCTGATGAGCGGCATGACCTCGCCCGCGCGCCCGTGGTTCAAATTGGCAACGCCCGACCCGGAAATGATGAAGTACCACCCGGTCAAAGTCTGGCTCGATGAAGTGGCGAAAATCATCCATGCCATCTTCCATTCATCTAACACCTACCGCGCCCTGCACACGCTTTACGAGGAGCTGGCGGTGTACGGCACGGCGGCATCCGTCTTGGAAATCGACTACCACAACATCATCCACCATCACCCGCTGACCGCAGGCGAGTACTGCATCGCCACCAACTTCAGGGGCGAAGTGGACACGCTCTACCGCGAGTTTGACAAAACCGTGGCGGAAGTGGTGCGCGAGTTCGGCTACAACAACGTCTCGCAGGCGGTGCGGACGATGTACGACAACGGCGGCCTCGACAACTGGATAACCCTCATCCATGCGATAGAGCCGCGCGACGTGCGCAACCCCGGCAAGACGGCGAAACAAATGCCGTGGCGCAGCGTCTATCTCGAAAAAAACGCGCCGGAGGGGCATATCCTGCGCGAAAGCGGCTACCCGCGCTTCCCGGCGCTGTGTCCGCGCTGGAGCATATCGGGCGGCCACATCTACGGCACCTCGCCGGGGATGGAGGCGCTCGGCGACATCAAACAGCTACAACACCAACAACTGCGCAAGGCGACGGCGATTGACTACCTCACCAACCCGCCGCTGCAAGTGCCGACCTCCATGAAAAACCAGGACGATGCCATGCTCCCCGGTGGCATCGTGTACAACGACGCCGGCACGCCGATAACGCCGCTGTGGCAGGTGCAGCTTGACCTGCAACACCTCGCCGCCGACATGCAAGAAGTGCGCGGCCGCATCCAGAACGCCTACTACGCCGACCTGTTCCTGATGATTTCGCAGCAGGACACGCGCATGACGGCAACCGAGGTGGCAGAGCGGCACGAAGAGAAGATGCTGATGATTGGCCCGGTGCTGGAGCGCCTGCAAAACGAGTTATTGAAGCCGAAGATAGACTTCACCTTCGACGCGGCGATGCAGGGCGGCATCCTGCCACCGCCGCCGCAAGAATTGCAGGGAATGGAGCTGGAGGTCAAGCTCGTCTCCATCCTCGCGCAGGCGCAACAGGCGATTGCCACCAACAGCATCGACCGCTACACCAACGCGGTGATGAGCATGGCGCAAGCCAAGCCGGAAGTACTTGACCGCCTCGACGCCGACCAATGGATCGACATCTACGGCAACGCGCTCGGCATCGACCCAATGCTGATTGTGCCGCAGGACAAGGCCGACGAAATCCGCCAGGCGCGCGCCGAACAACAGGCGCAGGCGGAACAGCAGGCGCAAATGGCGCAGATGGCGGACGCCGCGCAAAAACTCGGCAACACGCCCGCGGGCGGCGGCAGCGTCCTCGATAACCTGACGGGCTACGGCAATGCTTGAGCCATTTGAAACCCCGGAACAACGAGAGGCGCGCGCCGCCGAACAACGGGCAGCGCAGGAGCGCGACCTGGAACAACTGAAAAACGACGTGGAAGCGCTGATGGCGACCGGCGCCGGGCGGCGCATCGTCTGGCGGCTACTTGAAGAAACCCACATCTACCAAACCTGCTACCGCGACAACCCGCTGCAAATGGCGCGGGCGGAAGGACGGCGGGAAATCGGGCTGAGGCTGACCGAATGGCTGAGCATCTACGCCTGGGAGAATTACCAACTCATGCTTACGGAGGCAAACGATGAGCGAAGAAAACGCGACGCCCGACAGCGGGCAAACAAACCCGGCGGCGCCCCCGCCTGAAGCGGCGGCAGTACCGCCAACAGAAGCGCCGCCAGCGGCAGCGCCACAACCGGAAGAAAACGCCACGGGCGGGGAAGAAGCGAAAGCCGACACCCCGCCCGCAGCGTATGCGCTCGACTTTGGCGTCTATGGCGACAACGTGGACGCAGGCGAGGCGGCTTTCCTCTCGAAAATCGCCCAAGACAGCGGCGCGGATGCGGCATCAGCCTCGAAGCTGGTGCAAGACCTGACCTTGTGGGGACAGGTCAAACACGACCTGCAAGTACAGGACTGGGAAGCGGCGAGCCGCGCCGACCCGGAATTTGGCGGCGAGAAGCTCGCGGAAAACCTCGCCATCGCCAACCGTGTTTTCGAGGCCTACGACCCGCAAGGCATCATCCGCGGCCTGCTGCAGGAGACCGGCTACGGCAACCATCCCGACCTCATCCGCTTCATGCTGGCCATTGGCCGCGACCTCGCGCCCGACCGCATGGTTAGTGCAAGTGGCGCAAGCGGATTAGACGCGCGTGCATTTTTCCCTAACAGCAACATGAATCCATAAGGAGACACTATGGCAACTTTGAACACCCTAAACCCGACGCTTGCCGATGTGGCGGCGCGCACCGACGGGCAAGGCAACATCATCACCAATATCGTTGAGTTGCTCAACGAAACCAATGACGTGTTGACCGATATGACTTTTATCGAAGCCAACAACCAAACCGAACACAAAACTACCATCCGCAGCGGTTTACCGTCAGCGACGTGGCGCAAACTCTATCACGGCGTGCCGCCGTCTAAATCGACGGTGGTCACGGTGCGTGACACGGTGGGCATGCTCGAAGCCTACGCAGAAATCGACAAAGACTTGGCGGATTTGAACGGCAACAGCGCCGCATGGCGACTTTCCGAGCAGCGTGCCTTTGTTGAGGCGATGAACCAGGAGATGGCGACCACCCTGTGGTACGGCGACACCAGCGTAGACTCGGAGCGGTTCACCGGACTTGCCCCGCGTTATTCCAGCATGTCGGCAGAAAACGGCCGCAATATTCTCGATGGCGGCGGCCAGGGGGCGGACAACACCAGTATCTGGCTGCTGATTTGGGGGCAGAACACCCTGCACGGCATCTATCCGAAGGGCAGCAAAGCGGGGTTGCAGCATCGCGACTTGGGCGAGGACACCCTGCGCGATGCCAACGGTAACCCCTTCCAGGGCTACCGCACTCACTACAAATGGAACATGGGCTTGTGCCTGCGTGACTGGCGCTATGCGGCGCGTATCGCCAACATCAAAGAAGCCGATTTGCGCAAAGACGCCTCTGCCGGTGCCGACCTTATCGACCTGATGACCCAGGCGCTGGAGCTGATACCGAACCTCAACATGGGGCGCGCCGTTTTCTACTGCAACCGCAATATCCGTTCTTTCCTGCGTCGCATGATTGCGCACAAAGTTATCAATTCCACCTTGACGATGGAGAACGTCGCAGGCAAGCACGTTGTCGCTTTCGACGGCGTACCGGTACGCATCTCGGACGCCATTCTTTCCACCGAAGCACGTGTAGTGTAAGGAGCTTCCCATGATTATTGATTCCCGACTGGAACTTTCCGACAAACAGGCGGTAACCGCTACCGCCAAATCCACCAACAAGGTGGACTTCGGGCAGGTCGCACCGGATTTGGGCAACGGTCATGTGCCGCTTTATGCGGTGATGACCGTCAACGAAACCTTTGCCGGACTGACCTCGCTCACCGTGGCGTTGGAACATGGTGACAGCGAAGGCGGCACGTTCACCGTGCTGCTGCAAAGCGAAGCCATCCCTGCCGCAGAACTGAAGGCGGGCAAGCAACACGTCCTCACCCTGCCCGTGCGCCACAAGCGCTTTCTGCAAGGCGCCTACACCGTGGGTGGCACGGCGACGGCGGGCAAAGTCAGCCTGCATATCGTCAGCGGCCTGCAAATCAATGAACCCAAACCGGACAGCCCGCGGGCATGGGGAGGCAGATAATGAAAGTGCGCGCTACTAAAACCGGGTTTTATGAAAGTCTGCGCCAGGTCGGGGACGTGTTCGACGTCCCCGATTCTCTTTCTGCAGGGTGGTTCGTGCGCGACGTCATCGTGGTCGCCGCGCCGCCAGACGTGACGCTTGAGCAGCTGACGGATGGCGTTACGGATTCGGCGCCGCCAGAACTGGGGCATGTGGAAATGGTCGGTCACGGAGAAAACGGCGCTCCGTTGTGGGAGCCGTTGCCAGAACCTGCCCCGGAAGCCAAGCCGGAAACCGACAACAAACCCCGTAAACCCAACAAACAGGAGAACCTGAAATGAGCAACGCAGCAATCTACATCGGTACCAAAATTATCGAGGCTACCCCGATGACGCGACTTGCGTACAACGAACTGCGCGGCTGGCAATTACCAGCAGACGAAAGGGGCGAAGATGAAGGCTATCTGGTCGTTTACATCGGGCAGGAAAGCAACGTGCCGGGCCATAACGGCTATGTGTCGTGGTCGCCCAAAGACGTGTTTGAGCAGTCCTATCACCGAATTGATGACGCCATCCTGCAACACATCAAGCCCGCGTAATGCGGGCTTTCCTTTGAGGTGAACCATGTTCTCGGTAGTGGACATCTGCAACCTCGCGCTCTCGCACCTCGGCGACAAAGCGACCGTCGCCTCCATTGACCCGCCGGAAGGGAGCGCGCAGGCCGAGCATTGCAAAACCTACTGGCCACTCGCCTTGCAGATAGTAATGGAGGCGCACGAGTGGGGCTTCGCGACGAAGCGCGTCAAACCCGCGTTGCTTGCCGATAAAGACCCGGCCTGGGCGTATCACTACGCCCTGCCGCATGACGCGCTCAGGGTATTTGCGGTGCTGCCGCCCAATGCGCCGGACGACTACGAGGTAAACGGTCAGGCGGTGACCGCGGATTACCAGATTGAGCGCGCAGACGGACAAATCCACATCCTCACCGACCAGCGCGAGGCGGTGGTGCGTTATCTCGCCAAGGTTGACGACCCGGCGCTATTCCCGGCGACCTTTGTTGCCGCGCTCGCGTGGAAACTAGCGTCAATGCTGGCGGGGCCGGTGCGCAAGTGGGATGCCGGATCGAAAGAAGTGAAGAGTTGCGAGGCTGCTTACGCCAACTATCTGGGGCTCGCCATCAGCCATGACAGCAAGCAACGGAAGGTGCGCCCGCGCGCGCAAACGCCGTGGATACAGGGACGCGCATGAGTAACGCCAAATTCCTGCAACAAGCCTTTGTTGGCGGCGAAATCGCGCCGCAAATGTGGGGGCGCGCCGACGACGTCGGCTATGCCAACGGCCTTGCCCGCTGCCGCAACTGCATCGTGCGCCCGCAGGGCATGGTGGAAAACCGCGCAGGGCTGCGCTTCGTGCATGAGGTGAAAGATTCTGCCAAACGGGTGCGCCTCATCCCCTTCACCTTCAGCGGCGAGCAGACCATGGTGATCGAGCTGGGCGACAAGTACGCGCGTTTCCATACCGGCGCGGCGACCATCTACGAAGGCAACGCGCCCTACGAAATCGCCACCCCCTACGCGGCGGAACACCTGATGGACATCCACCACGTGCAAAGCGCGGACGTCCTGACCCTCGTCCACCCCAAATACCCACCGCAAGAACTGCGCCGCTTGGGCGCGACCAACTGGAAGCTGGAGCCTATTTCCTTTGTACCGAAATTCGAACCGCCGACTGAACTCAAAGCCGAAGCGAAGCGCGTGCCGCTGGCGTCCGGGGTGCAGCAAATCGACCTCAAATACCGCTACAAAGTAACGGCGGTGAAAGACGGGGTGGAGAGCAAAGAAAGCGCGGAGGTCGAAGTCACCAACGACCTCTACACCCCCGGCAACAGCAACACCCTGACGTGGAAAGCGGTGGATGGTGCCGACCATTACCTCGTGTACAAGCGGCAGTCGGGCATGTTCGGCCTGGCAGGATACGCCAACGAACCGAGCTTTGAAGACCGCGGCGTCTCGCCGGACATGGCGAAGACCCCGCCGAAATACAAAGACGTCTTCGACAAGGCGGACCACTACCCTTCGGCCGTTTCCTACTTCCAGCAGCGGCGCGTACTGGCAGGGACAGACGCCGAACCGCAAAAAGTATGGATGACGCGCAGCGGTACGGAGAGCGACATGAGCTACTCGACGCCCTCGCGCGATGACGACCGCATCGAAGTACGGGTTGCCGCGCGCGAAGCCAGCCCGATCCGCCACATCGTGCCGCTGACCAACCTGCTTATCCTCACCGGCAGCGCGGAGTGGAACGTGAACACGCAAAACTCCGACGTCCTCACCAACACGACGATTTCCATCAGCCCGCACAGCTACGTCGGCGCGAACAACGTGCAGCCGATGATTGTGAACAGCTCGGTCATCTACTGCGCCGCCAGGGGCGGCCACGTGCATGAACTCGCCTACTCGCGCGACGCGGGCGGCTTCATTACCGCCGACATCTCGCTGCGCGCGCCGCACCTGTTCGACGGCCACCGCATTGTGGACATGGCCTTTGGCAAGGCGCCGTTGCCGCTGGTGTGGTTTATCAGCAGCGACGGGCGGCTCATCGGCAACACCTACGTCCCCGAACAGCAGATTGGCGCCTGGCATTGGCACGACACCAACGGCGCTTTTGAATCCTGCGCGGTGGTGGCGGAAGGCGACGAAGACATGCTCTACGTCGCGGTGCGCAGAAACATCAACGGGCAAACCAAGCGCTACATCGAGCGGCTTGAGTCCCGCGCCTTTGGCGCGCAAGAAAACGCCTTCTTCGTTGATTCCGGCCTGTCCTACAACGGCATGCCGGTGAAAACCCTGAAACAACTCGGCCACCTCGAAGGCAAGACAGTGAGCATCCTCGCCGACGGTGCGGTACACGTGCCGCAGACCGTGACGAATGGCGAAATCCACCTGCAACACGCGGCGAAAAAAATTCACGTCGGCCTGCCCTACCTGGCCGAACTACAAACCCTGCCGGTGGTGGGCGACATCGACAACGGCAAAGGGCGGGGGCTGACGAAAAACGTGAACAAAGTCTGGCTGGACGTCATCCAGACCTCCGGCATCTGGGCGGGGCCGGAGGAAGGGCGCCTGGTTGAACACAAACAGCGCACCACCGAACCGCTCGGCACACCGCCGCGCCTGAAAACCGGCCAAATCGAAATCACCGTATATCCCGACTGGAACGACTACGGCCAAATCCTCATCCAGCAGCGCGACCCGCTGCCGCTTTCCCTCGTCTCACTTACCACGGAGGTTGCCTTCTGATGGACTTCGCCACCTTTGGCCTTGGCATGCAAGGCCTCGGTTACCTGACATCCGCCCTCGGCGCTTACGGCCAGGCCAAAACCGACCGCCTCAACTTCCGCCACCAGCAAATCATGGGCAACTGGCAGACGCGGCTGAACAACGCCTACAACCAATACCAGGCAGACCGGCAATTTGCCGCCGACCAGTTTGCCGCCAAACGGGAATACCTGCTGGGCAGCTACGAGGCCGAAGCCCTGAGCCAGCAGGGGCGATACGACCGCGCCGCGCTCGAACACCAAGAGGCGATGAGCGGCATCAACGCGCAAATCCAGCGCAACAACCTGCAACACCAGGCGGACATCGCGCGGGTGAACGCCAACCTCGCCAACTTTGCCAAGACCAGCGCGCGACACGCGGGCGACCATGCCATCGCCCAATACAGCCTGCGCGCCGGTAACCAAAAAGCCTCGGCACAGGCGGCGCTCGCCGCCAACGGCGTTGTGCTGGGCGAAGGCAGCGCGCAGGAGCTGATGGACAGCGCCGACCTGATGCGTCATATCGACATCGACACCCTGAAACAAAACGCGCTGAACGAAGCCTTCGGTCACGAAACACAAATGCTGAACCAGTTGGCGCAGGCGGGGATGGCGGAGGCGAACAAAGCCACCATCCACGGCGAGTACTACGGCAGCCGTGGCGTGCGCACCCAGTACAACGCACCCATGGACATGAGCCCCTACGTCGGCCGCCAGTACGTTACCCCGACCCCGGAAAACCCCGTGTACAACAGCGGCGTCAGTCCCGGCGGCGCGCTGCTCGGCTCACTCCTCGGCAACGCCGGACAATTCGCGCAAAGCTGGTACAGCACCTTTGGCAACCGCAGCGGCGGACAAAGCGGCGGCGGGGGCAACTTCGATTACTACCGCACGATGGGGCTGAACCCGCAGCAGGCGCGCGGCAAACTGAAATGGAGCTGACATGCCAACAGTACCCAAGTTAAACGAACTGGAAATTGGCGCGCGCGGCCTGCCCGGCGTTACCTTTACCCCGGTCGAAGCACAAACCCACAACATCGGCCGCCTGCCGGATCTGAACCAGCAGGCGCGCACCCGTGGTTTCGGCAGCGGCGCGCACCTCGGCACCGGCGGCGTGCGCAAGACCGAACTGAACGACAGCGACGCCGTCTATCAGGCCGCCAAACAGGCGGGCGCCTTGCAACAACAAATCGGCCAGGGCATCAGCAACCTCGGCTTGGTCATCCAGGACATCGCGCTGAAAGAGCGCGAGCGCGCCGACCGTGTGCGTGTGGAATGGGCGCAAAACGCGCTCGATGAACTCTATCTGGATGAGGCCAACAACCAAGACAGCGGCTGGAAACACCGCCACGGCGACAACGCGCTGCAACCGAAAGACGGCAACGGCAACCTCGAACAAATCTACGCCGAGCGCGCCAAAGCCGGGCGCGACCGCATCATGCAGCAACTGGGCAACGACCGCCAGCGCGAAGCCTTTGCCGAGTACGCCGAGAAAAAACGGCTGCAACAAAAAGCCGACATCCAAAGCCACCTCAACCGGGAATTTGACGACTACGAAAAAGCGAACGACACGGCGGCGCTCAATAACGCGGCGAACCTCATCGCCACCGGCAACGACAAGGAGCGCGAAGAAGGGCGGGTGAAACTGGAGGCGGTACTGGCGCGCATCCAGGAAAAATCCGGCATGGGTGCGGAATGGCTGGAGAACGCGCGACGGGAGGCGGCCAGCGGCGCCATGACGAGCGTCATCAATCAGGCCATCGACAGCGGCGACCTTGAAGGCGCGACGCTGATGCGCGAGCGCTATCAGGGCTATCTGGGCGCGGATGATGCCGTGAAAACAGCCGGATCATTGAAGGCGGCCTACGAACAGCGCGACGTGCGCGCGCAGGTGGAAGACGCTTTGAGCGCGGGGACGCAGACCTTCACCCCGTCGCAGGCGGGCGACGCCTACGCCGCCTACAACCGCGGCTATAACCGCGAGCGCGTGAAGCAAAAACTCTTCGGCGCGGAATCGGGCAATAACAACTACGCCAAAAACAAACGCTCCAGCGCCTACGGGCGAGCGCAATTTATCGACGGCACATGGCTGGAATTTGGCGAAAGCGCCATCGGGCGGCAACTGCGCGGCGATTTGAGCAAAGCGGCATGGCTGGAAAAACGCAGCGACCCGAGCATCGCCGAAGCCGCTACTGACTGGTACCTGGACAAAAACGAAAAAGAACTGCGCCAGGCGGGCGTGCCGTGGAATGACACGACCGCCTACCTCGCGCATTTCCGCGGCTCCGGCGGGGCGATTGCCATGTACAAGGCCGATCCGCGCGAAGACGCCCGCGCCCATATATTGCGCGTCCACGGCAAGACGGAAGGCGGCAAAATCCTTGCCGCCAACCCGGAAGTGTTCGCCAAAGGCAAAACCGTCGGCGACGTTATCGCTTGGGCGGCGCGCAAAATGAACGTCAAGCCGGATGCCTCCCTGCCGACAGGCGTGCCGGAAGGACGCGGCTACCTGAGCGACGCGCAGCTGAAACAGGAAGCGTACCGCCGCTTCCCGGAAGATCCCGGCCTACGCGCGCAGTTTATTGACCTCTACCGCAGCGAGCGCGACGTAACCCAAGAGCAACAGGAGCAGGAGCACGCCGCCAACCTGACGGCCGCCACCGAAATCCTCTGGGGCGGCGGTACGCTGGCCGACATCCCGCCCACCCTGCGCGAAACCTTGGGTAATGACGACCTCATCAAACTGCGCAAAATGGCGAGCGAAACCGAAGGCTTCAGCGAACGCGAGCGCGAGCGCGCGGGCTGGCCTGCCTACATCGAGGCGAGCAACCCTCTGTGGCTGGAAAAGAAAAGCCGCGAACAGGTGCTTGCCTACGCGGTGGACAAAGAATTGAGCCGCAGCGACGCGGAAAAACTCCTCGCCAAATGGGAGAGCGTCGCCAAGGCGAAGCAGGAAGGCCGGGGCGCGAAAGAACAATGGAAGGTGGACGACAACCTGAAAAAAGCCGTCATCAAAACCGCCTTCGGTAACCTGCTCGACCCCTACAACGAGACCAAGCTCAACCGCGAACAACTCTCGCAGGTGCAATACATCCTGCAACAGAGAATCAACGACTACGGGCAGGCGGTGCTGTCCGGGCAAATCAAGGAAGCCGAAGCCATCGGGCTCATTATCAACGACCTGAAAGAGACCTTCATCCAGCCCGCAGAAGACGTGAGCTTCTGGTCGGGAAGCGGCTGGTACCGCTTCGGTATCGACCGCAAAGCCGAACTGCGCCCGAACGTCTCCATCATCCCGACCGAGGAATAACGCATGGATTTATTACAAGACGCGCTTGCCCGGCGCGACAACCTGCTGCAAGCCTTCAACCGCAACCCGGATCAGGCGGCAGAGCTGCGCCGCATCGCGCAGGAAACCAACACCCCGGCGGGATTTGTGGACGACCACACCCGCGCCCTGCACCGCCTGAACGGGCTGGAACAAAGCCTTTCCGGCCTCTCCATCCTGCCCACCGCCATCCGTCGCAGCCTGAACTTTGCGACCTTGGCGCAGGACGACATGGAAACCCTCGCCTCGCTGGAAAAAGTGAGCCAGGCACGCCAGCGGCGGCGCGCGCAACAGGAGCGGGAATACCAGGCGCAATACCGGGCGATGCAGCCCAACATCCTCGAAGAAAACCGCGACAACTTCTTTGCGGGGCTGCGCGATTTCTTCAACAAACGCGACCTGAAAACCGCCGTAGAACGGCAGGCGGAGCTGGAGCAGTTCAACCGGGGTGAAGGCTTTGAAGGCTTGCACTACCAAATCAGCGAGTTGGAAAAAGCCGCTGCCGAAGAAGGTGGCATGGACAAACTCTCGCCGGAAGCACAACAACAATACCGGGAGCTCATCGCGCGACGGGAAGGCATGCCCGCCGAAATCAGCGGCGAACGCGACCAGGCGATAGCCGACTACCTCGAAGACGCCGCCTCCATTGCGGCCGTGCCGCGCTCCGACAAAACACAGGCGCAAATGGAAGCGCTCGGCCAGATGCAGGGCGCAGACAAAATCTTCTACGTCCTCGAAAACCCGCGCACCTTGGCGCAGACCGTGTCCGGTTCGACGGGGTACATGGCGCCCGCCTTGGCGGCTACCGTGGGTGCGACAGCCACCGCTGGCCCCGGTGCTGGCATGGTGGTTGCGGGCGCGGGCAGCTACATCGGCGAACGCAGCGCCACCATTGAAGAACGCCTGAACGAACTGGCGCAGGCGCGCGGCGGACTGTCCGGCCTTCGCCTGGAAGAAGTGCGCGACCTCATCGCCGGGGCAGATGTGGACGAAATCATCAGCGCCGCCAACCGGCGCGGTGCCGCCGTCGGCCTGTTTGACGCGCTCTCGATGGGCGTCGCCGGAAAAATTGCCGGATGGGGCAGCCGTACCGGGCGCCACGTAAGCGCCGCCGGGGCAGGTATTGCCGCCAGTATGGGCATGGGCGCGGCAGGCGAAGCCGCCGGACAAATCGCCGACCGGGGCGAAGTCCACGACTGGGGCGACGTCGGCCTGGAAGCCGTCGCCGAAATTGCCACCGGCGGCACGGAGTTGGCCAGCGCTTACGCGCACCTCGGCATCGAAGGCATGAAAAAAGAACAGGCGACCGACCTGGACAACCTCACCGCCATGACCGATGCCGCGCGCGAGAGCAAGCTGCACCAGCGCGCGCCGGACGTCTTCCGCGGGCTGGCGGAGCAGATCGAAGAAAACGCCGACATCCAGCACTACTATGTGGACGGCAACGCCCTGCATCAGTCCGGCTTGGTGGCGGCGCTGGAAACCGCCTTGCCCGACCGCGTGGGCGAAATCCGGCAGGCGCTGGCGACCGGCGGCAGCGTACAAATCCCGGCGGCGGACATCCTGACCCGCATCGCGCCGAAGCCGGAGCTGGAGGAAGCCATCAAGCCGCACCTGCGCACCGCTGACAGCCTCTCCTTGCACGAACTGGAAACCACCGGGCAGGCAGAACTGGAAGGCGCGATTACGGAGAATGCCGCACGCGCCGAACGGGCGGCGGCGCAACAGACGGAAACCGACGCCATCCGCGACGATTTTGCCGCGCAAATCACCGCCACCGGGCGCATGACCCGCGACGCCGCGCTACAAAACGCCGCCCTCCCTGCCGCGTTTTACCAGAACATCGCGCAGCGCCTCGGCATCAGCGTCAGCGAGGCTTACGAGAAATACAAGCTGAAGGTCGTCGGCGAGCCGTTGGTGGGGTTGAATCAGGCGCTCGCTTCATACCCTCCGACAGGCTGGAAGCACGCACAGAAGGGTGAAGAAATTAGTGAACTATGGAACGAAACCGGGGACACGCAGGCAATATTCTGGACGAATATTGGCGAGAACGTACTGAAAGACTATTCCCACTCCGTGAGTCTGAGCGCCATTCGGCACATCAAACGCCAACATGGGAATGCAAAATCGGAAGGACTGCGTGGGCAGATTGCAATCACCGAAGCAGACATGGCGCGAATCCCGGAAATCATTTCCCAATACGACGGGATTCGCAGTGATTTCACCTCAGACGACGGCAAGAACGCGCAGCGTGTCGCCTATGTAAAGCGCTTCAATGATGGAGTGATTGTTTATGTAGAGCAGATAAGCAAGAAAAAACGCGACATGGGCGCGGTTTCGATAAGGAAGTATCCCCCAACGACCAATGCCGAGCGTGTTCTGGAGAACGTCGCTCCCCCTGGTCTCAACGTCCTGGACGGGAAGGGGGCATACGCCAATCATACGCCTGCGCCCACAGGTGGGCAAGACGTTCTTAACCAAGACCCCGCCCCCGGCGGGGATTTTTATGCCCAGGCGGCTGAACCACAGCACCAGTTCGAAGAAACCGCGCAGCAATACGGCGGGGAAGAAGCATATGCAACCGCAAAAGAGACGGGCGAAACCGAACTGGACTACCGCCAATGGGTACAGGTGCGCACGACCGCCTTCAAGGAATGGTTTGGCGACTGGGAAAACGACCCGGATAATGCGTCAAAAGTCATCAATCCACGGACGGGCGAACCGCTGGTGGTATATCACGCGACACGCGGCGAACGTTTTGAAGTGTTTGACCGCGATAAACTGGGCGCCAACACCTACGCCAATGCCAGCGATTTGGGCCACGCCCTGACTGCGGCGCTGGGGCATTGGTTCAACACACAGGACTTGAGCCAGAATGCTGCCTACAAGGGTGGCCGAAGCGAAGCAGTATTCCTGAATATCCGTGAGCCATTGCAGCCCTATTCCCTCGAAGAGCTGGCAGACAGGTTTTCCGGCTACGAAATTCTGGATGAAGACGGCGACGCAAAAAGTATTGAAGGCATCACTCCGGAAGAATTGCGCGCATTGGGGGAAGAAGCCTTTGACGAACTGACCGGCGAAGACTATGACGGTATTGCACTGCGCGATGAAGAATTTGGCGGGCAATCATTCGTTGCCTTTGAATCCAGCCAAATCAAATCCGCCACCGACAACAGCGGCGCGTTTGACGCAGGCAACGACAGCATCCTGCACCAAAACGCTGACGCTCCGCGCGGCGCCTTCGACCCGGATACCAACACCATTGCGCTCTTGGAGAAAGCCGACCTCTCGACCTTCATCCACGAGTTGGGGCATTTCTACTTTGAAACCCTGACCCGCATCGCCAACGACCTACGCGCCCGCGACAACGCCGCGGGCGGCGGCACGCTCACCGAGGGCGAAATCCAAATATTGAAGGACGTGGACACCCTCATCGGTAAGGCGGGCCACACGCTGGACGACTGGAACCAAATGACGCTGGAAGAGCGCCGTTACCACCATGAAACGGTGGCGCGCCAGTTCGAGGCCTACCTGATGGAAGGCAAGGCGCCGTCGGTGGAACTGCAAGGCATCTTCTCGCGCCTGCGCTCCTGGCTGTTCGCGGTGTACAAAAAGCTGACCGCGCTCAATGTGAAGCTCGATGACGACGTGCGCCAGGTGTTCGACCGGATGCTTGCCAGCGACGAGGCGATACAAATCGCCGAGCAGAACCGTTCGATGATGCCGCTGTTTGCCACACCGGAAGCGGCGGGGATGACGGCGGAGCAGTTCGCCGACTACCAGCGCCAATTTCAGGGGGCGAGCGACGCCGCCCTGGATGAAATGAGCCTGCGGATGCTCGCCGACGCCAAGGCGATTGCCCGCCTGAAACACAAGGCGCTGAAGGCGAAAGACAAAGAGGCGAAAATCCTGCGCGGCGAAACAGAAATCGAGGCGCGCCGCGCCATCATGGCGCAGCCGGTCTATCGCGTCTGGCAAATGCTGACGGGCAAGATGAACGCCGATACCACCATCGCCAGCAACAAGCGGCCGTGGGCAGATGCGGTCGTGCCGGAACACGACGACCTCTTTACCGCGATTGCCAAACTGGGCGGCATCAACCGACAGGAAATCGAAAGCACCTGGGGCTTTGACCCCGCCGACAAAATCAGCCCGGTCAAACCGGGCTTTTTCGTGCTGCGCCGCGAAGGCGGACAAAGCCTTGACGGAATGCGGCAGGCGCTCGTGCAATACGGCTACCTCACGGAAAGCGACAGCCTCAACGACTTCTACGAACTTTTCGAGGCGCAGCGGCGCGGCGACACGCAATACAGCAACCGGCACATCCCCGACCCCGGCGTCGGCAAAACCGGAGAACACGCGCACCTGCACGACCTGCCATCGTTTCGCCTGGACTACGCCAGTCTGGCGGAGATGGGTTACGACGACGCGCAGATTGCCACCCTCGGCCGCAAAGTGAAGAAAAAAGGCGGCATCCACCCCGACCTGCTGGCGGAGCTGGTCATGGATGCGGACGGTAACCCCGTCTATGATTCCGGCGACGCGCTGGTGCAAGCGCTGCTCGCCGTCCCCGACCCGAAAACCGCGGTGCGTGAACTCACCGACCGCATCATGCTGGAGCGCCACGGCGAACTGGCGACGCCGGAAGCCATCAGCGAAGCGGCGAACATGGCGGCGCACAACGACCTGCGCCTGCGTGTGCTGGCGACCGAGTACAATGCGCTCGCCCAAGCCAGCGGCGGCGCGCGGCTGGTACAAAGCGCGGCGCGGCAACTGGCGGCGCAGGCCATCGGACAAAAACGCATCCGCGACCTCTCGCCCGCGCAATACACCCGCATGGAAACCCGCGCCGCCAAAGCCGCCTTGGCTGCGATGAAAAAGGGCGGCATTGCCACCGCTGCCGCCGAAAAACGCAATCAAGTCTTGCAGGCCTCACTTGCCCGCGCCGCCTACGAGGCGAAAGTAGAGACGAAAAAGCACGCGCTGTATCTGCGCCGCATGAACAAACTTGATCCGAAAACCGTTGCCATCGAGGAGCGCGAACAAATCGAGGCGCTGCTCGAACGCTACAACCTGCGCGACCAATCCGGCAAGGCGCTCGACCGCAGACAGTCGCTTGCCGAATGGGTGCAGGCGCAACGCGAGCAGGGCATCGAACCGGACATCGCGCCGGAGATGCTCGACGAACTGAAGCGCCAACCGTGGCAGACGCTCACCGTGGACGAACTGCGCGGGCTGGTGGATACGTTGCGGCAAATCGAACACCGCGGCAAAATGAAAAACCAATTGCTGCTGGAGCAGAAGCAACAAGACCTCAACGTCGCCAAAGAGGAAATCAGCGAAAGCGTCAAGGCCAGCGGCAACGGCAAAATCGTTGACAACAGCACGCCTGCCACCTGGTTGGGACAACGCATGGCAGCTTTGCGCCGCTTTGGCTGGATGCACACCAAGGCATCCACCGTGTTCTACATCCTGGATGGCGGGCAGCGTAACGGGCCGATGTGGCGCTATTTCGGCAAACTGGCGAACGAGCGTGCCAACTTCGAGGCGGCCGAGCGGGCGCGCTTGTCCGAAGAACTGATGAAAATCAGCGCGCCGCTGTTTAAGCGCAAGGGATTGTACAAACGCAGCATCAGGAGCGACATCCCCGACCGCAACGGCCAGCCGCGCGTCTTCACGCCGATGCAAGTATTTACGGTTGCGCTCAACATGGGCAACGCGGGCAACCTGCAACGCCTGCTGGACGGCAACCATTGGACACGGGAGCAGGTGGAGCGCCTGACCGCCAACCTCACCGGGGACGAATGGCGGGCGGTGCAAGACATCTGGAACCTGTTTGAATCCATGAAGGAGCAAGTGGCGGCGAAAGAGCGGCGGGTGAACGGCATCGAGCCGCAATGGGTAGAGGCTGTGCCGCTCACCGTGACGAGCATTGACGGCGAAACGCTACACCTGCGCGGCGGCTATTACCCGGTGAAATACGATGCCGGGCAGTCGCAACAGGCAGAGCAGTTTCAGGACGCGGAAGCGGGGCAGGTCATAACCAATGCCGCCTTCACCAGCGCCACCACGCGCCGCAGCTACACCAAAGCGCGGGCGGCAGCGGTGAAAGACCGCCCGCTGCTGCTGGATATCTCTGTCATGTACGACGGCCTGAACGAAATCGTCCATGACCTTGCCTGGCATGAATTTCTCATTGACGCCAACCGCCTCATCCGCTCGCACCGCGTGGACAGCGCCATCCGCGATTACCATGGTGCGGAATACGTGCGCCTGATTAAAGACTGGTTACAGGACATCGCAGCGGGCGACAAAATCCCGTCCACTTACGGCGCGCGCATGGTCGCCGCTATCCGGCAAAACGTCTCCTTTGCCGGGCTGGCATTCAACGTCGTCTCGGCGCTGAAACAGCTATCCGGTCTGCCAAACTCCATCGTCCGCGTCGGCGCGCCGGATATCCTCGCCGCCACCTTGCAGTATATGCGGCGTGGACGCGCCATGACCCGCGAAGCCGTCGCCGCCTCAGCCGTCATGGAAAACCGGGCTCGCACCCGCTTCCGCGAACTCAACGAAGTGCGCAACAGCCTGCGGCGGCAGGGGCGCGTCAAACAACAACTGTACCGTTGGGGCTATGCGCCGTTGCTGTTCTTCCAGCAACAAGTGGACGTCATCACCTGGCATGGCGAATACCACAAACAACTGGCAGCAGGCATGAATGAGGCCGACGCGGTGGCGCTGGCCGACCAGGCCGTCCTTGACGCGCAGGGCGGTGGCGAACTGAAAGACCTTTCCGCCATCGAACGCGACCCGGTGGGGAAAATCTTCACCGTTTTCTACTCCTACATGAACACCGTCTTGAACCTTGGCATCGTCACCGTCAAAGGGCGCGCCAGCATCGGGCGCAAGGCAGCCGCCTTGCTGACGTTGTTCACCGTCCCTGCCATCATTGACACCCTGCTCGGCACAATGCTCACCCTCGGCGACGACGATGATGACGAAACCCTCGGACAAAAACTGGTGGAAGGACAAATCGGCTACCTGATGGGGCTGACCGTGCTGACACGCGAAGCATCGGGCGCAGCCAAAGCGCTGTTCGGTGTGGACAAGGGCAGCTACAAGGGGCCGACGGCCTTCCGCTTCTTCGACGACCTCCACAAGGCGGCGAAACAAATCGGACAAGGGGAGATGGACGAAGCCATGCTCACCAGCATCATCAACCTTTCCGGCGATTTCGGCCTGCCGTCGGCGCAAATCAATCGCAGCATCAAAGGCATCAAGGCATTGCAAGAAGACAAAACCGACAACCCGCTGGCACTCATCTTTGGCTACAAGGAGAAGAAATAAACCGATGCGAATTTTCCACAGATGCAATGTGTGGCTATTTGCTGCTGGCAGCAGAAATCCCAGACTGGTCTAATCGCGGCAACCGGGAAGAGACGCAACAATGCTTCCCGCAGACCGCAGGGAAACCCCAAAACAAAACCCCGCAGGGCGGCAACTCTGCGGGGTTTCTTCATCTCACACCTTGGAGAAGGGAATGAAAGCAAATGAAGTATAGCAAAACCCGTGTACAGATTCACCCGAAGGAGGGATTGAAAGTGGAAACCTACGCCAGCCCGTTTGTGCGGGTATGTATCGGAATATCATTGGTGCTGGTTGCCCTCGGCATGATGCTGCTGATGGCCGCACCATTCGTCAAAGCATGGCAATAAGGAGCGCCCATGACCATCTCAACCAGCAACCGCCGCGCCGGCCCCTATCTCGGCGACGGCAGCCAAACGGCGTTCCCGTTTACCTTCAAAGTATTTTCAGAGGAAGACGTGCGCGCCTACGTCGCTGACCCACAGGGCGGCGAAAACGAATTGGCGGCGACCGCCTACCGGATAACCCTTAGCCCCAATCAGGAAACCCGCCCCGGCGGCGTGTTGCACCTGAACGAACCGCTGGCAACGGATAACCGTCTGACACTGATCAGCGCGATGCCCGTCATGCAGCCGATGGTGTTCACCAACCAGGGCGGATTTTTCCCGGACTTGCTTAACGCAGCCCTCGACCGCCTCACCATCTACGTGCAACAGCTTGAGGAAATCGTGGCTCGCTGCATGGTCGGCTCGGTCAACGGCAGTGGTCGCCTGCCGCCGCTGCCTTCCCCGGTAGGGCAGAACTTCCTGCGCTGGAGCAGCGACGGCACAAAAATCGAAAACTACGACATTGGCGTGGACGGCATCAAAAGCGATATCGCCAGCCTGAAAACCGCCGTATCCGCCCTAACCGGTGGTGGCGAAGCGCTGGCCATCTACCAGAAAATCGAGGCACTAAGCAGCAAACTGGAAGACCTCACCAACGAAAGCAGCCGTAAACTCAACCAGTACGCAGCCTACATGAAGAAAACCCGCACCCTCGCCCTCGCCGGACTATAAGGAGACACCATGACCCCCGAACAAAAAACCGCCATCGCCGCCAAACTTGGCGCCGACCTCACCGCCATCGCCAGCGACCGCCTGATAGAACTCGCCCTGTTGCACCGCGCCGCGCCGACGGCACAACCGGACTTCCCGAACCGCCTGCAAGCCGAAATCGTCCGGCGCTTTACGGCGGACGCCATCACCCAAGACGACGTGACCTACAGCACGCTGCAACACCTTGCCGACGAACTGACCGGCGTCGTGCCGCTGGCGCACCGCCTGCTGCACGAAATGGCAGCGAGTGTAAACCGCGACATCTGGTTTACCGACAACGCCGCCGCCTTCAAAGACGTATTGAACAACGCCGACACCGCAAAATGGCTGGCAGAACAAAACGACATCCTCGAAAAAGCGCTGAACAACCGCCTCGCGCTCACCATGATTGCCGACAGCGCGACTGCCGCCACCGCCATCCTGAGCCAGGCAGACGCCGTCACCCTGTGGAAAAACGCGCCCGGACTGTGGGAAATCTGGCCGAAAGCCGCCGCAGGCATGAACGTGCTGGCGAAATCGGGCGAACTGGTGCAATACCTCATCGACACCGCGGGCGCGCTCCCGGCGGTCATTGCCAGCACGACGGCGCTCAAAGCGCTAACAGAATCAGCGGCCGCGATGCGTGTCATCGCCGCCTCACAGACGACCGTGACGGCACTCCTCGCCAGCACAGACGCACTGACCGCCATTGACGTATCCATCCTAGCCATTCAAGCAATGAGCGGCAGCGCAATCGCGATGGGACAAATCGCCGCCTCGTCTGCCATTCTGAAGCGCATCTACAACCACGGCGAATGGCGCAAAGCGCTCATTGAGAACAACGCCGTCTTCCAGGCAGTGCGCGAAACCATCTACAAAACCATCTCAGCGAGCGGTGCCGGTTGGGCGAAAAAATACAGCCAGTATTACAGCGGGGAGTCTCTAAAAAACCTTGGGGCATACTTTGGAGCCAACGTCGGATTTCTCCTTGCGCGTTTCAGCCGCTACAACGTGGGAGGCACGATGCCCGCAGACAGCAAAACCACCATGAACCACCCCGGCGGCGCACTGGCAGCTGAAGGACAAGACAATAGCGTCACAAACAGAAACATAATGGACAAAGTCGATGGCATCAGCTTCAACGGCGCTACCTTCAAAAATAGCGATACCTTCAACTTTTGCTACGCCGAACTCTGGGCACCCGCCTAATCCAGCAAGTCGGCGAGGTGGGTCATCAGACAAATAGCACACAAAGACAGCCCGCTGCGAACAGCGGGCATATAATTAAGGTATGAGCTAAAAAATATAATTGGGGGTTCTGGGAAGGGGATTTATATTGATAGTGCGTTGTTACTTGTTGAAGTTAAAGTTAATAATCTATCTATTCGAGTCCCTCCGGGGGCAGGTGCAGCCTTGTTTGATTGCTTCGTCGCTGCCGGGGTTCATTGCTGCTCCTTGTTTATTAGCATGTTCATGACTTTTGCGCATTCAGGCACAGGTTTAATATATGCGTTACTTCCCCATTGTATGGTTGGGCAATCACCTATTTTTCCTTGGTTTGAGTGATGAGAATAAATTGAGAAAATCATCCACACAACCAGCCAAAAGGCGGTCGCAATAACGGCGCCAAGGAATATTTCTGCTCCTTCTAATAGGCGAATGGTCTTTATCAGAAGCTCGAAACCGCCTTCATCTTCTTGTGTAGTCATTAGCACGCTCCGGTCTCATTTCATCGCTAATTTTATTTGTTAGTGTGTGGAAGTATTGTTCGTTGCCGCATTGAGATTTTTTCTTTTCATCGCTACCGCTTTCCAGTTTCAGTAATTCCGCGAGATACCATTGCGCTTTTCGCAGGTCTTCTGCGCCGCCTTTGTCGCGGTATCTGATTTGGTATTTGATGGCGTTGCCGCGCAGGAATCCGCGAAACTCGTCAGGCGTGAGCCAATCCTTCAGCGCTGCGATAGGTTCGATGCGATATTTGTCGTAATGGTTGCCGCCGATTTGTGGCGGGTAGTCTTTTGCTTCGTCAATCATTATCCGCTCCGTAAAATTCAGGGAGCCGCTTACGGCGGCAAGTCGGCATCGTCAGCGAGGGAGAGAAGAAGCACCACATGTGGAGAACCAAGAATACCCTCGCCCGATGCTGCGGCGGTTTTTTCGGACACTCGCCGCTTGTCCGTCCTTTCAACTTAAGGTGTGAGTTATTCCCCGTCAGTTTTCCCTGCCACCGCCCGCGCCAGCCACGCATCCCAGCGGTCGAGATTGCGCCCGGTGATGGTGTCCCGGTAGCCGGTCTTTTCGTCATGGTGGCGCTGGTCTATGGGTAGCAGGCCGCATTGTTTTTGCCATACCTCAAAGGCTTCGCGCTCGGCGATGATGTCCACTTTCTGCGCGTTGTCCTTGATGCGGTCGCAAGCCTTTTCCCATTCGGTTTTTTCTGCCATTTTTTTTGCGGCGGGTTGCCCCGCCGCGCTCCCGGTTTATTTGCTGTCGTAGTAGCCGTTATAGACGGGCATTTGCAGCGCGTTTTCTGCCATCGCGCGCATTTCTTGTGCCTTCGCCCGGTTGTGTTTTTCTTCGCCGACAAGGCGCAGGTTCAGCGCAAATTTGTCGTCGGCAACCACCAGCGAGAGGCGGGCGCGCACGGTGTTTTTTTCTGCGGTGCCGGTATAGAGTTCGTCGGTGATGCGCAGCTCTGTCACCATTTGCCCCTCGGCTTTCAGCGCTGCCTGTTCGGCTACGGTGCGTTCGTGTTCCCAATCACCTTGCGTCTGTTTGATGCGTTTCGCCTTCTCTACGGTGAGGCTGGATAGCAGGCTGACCGCGGTGTTTAGCGGGATTTCCGCGCCGTCTTTGTCGTGGGCGATGATGTCGCCCGCCCAGTCTTCGAGCAGTTGGACCAGTTCTTTTTGGCTGGTCAGGTCTTTGTGGCAGATGCGGCGCAATGCGCAGTACAGCGGCGTCGTCTTTGCGTCGTAGCGCGCGGTGTTGTTGCCGTGGCCGCGCCCGCCGTCGTAGTCGAAGATGATGCGGGCAATCATTTCGTCCGGGTCGATGAACAGGGCGCTGCCTGTGAAGTCTGCTTCGCGCGCTTTGGCATACGCCAACAGGTCGCGATAGTCGCGGGTTTTGTATGCGCCGCGCGGGTGGTAACGCTGCGCCTCAAAACGTTCGAGGTTTTCGAGGCTGAAACCGTCCGGCAGGGCAATGACGTGTGCGCCGTCATGCACGATTTTGTTCAGGTGGTCGGTGATGACTTCGCTGCGGTTGATGAGGGTGTCGATGTTTTCCATTGTTGGCTCCTTATGCGTTCATGGGGTTCATGCCGGGCAGTTCGACGGCGTTGTCGGGGACGATGCTCATTTCGCCTTTGGCATTGACGTACAAAACAGTCTCGTCGGCGACGGTCTCGCTTTTGTCGCCTTTGGCGGTTGGCATTTTGTGCTTGATGGTGCTTTCTACCTGTAGCTGGTTCTGCGTGCCCTTCAGCGGTTTGAGCTTCAGGGTAAGGGTGACTTCTGCCGCTTTTTCGTTGGCGAGCACGCGGCTTGCGGCTTCGCACAGTACGGCGGTCAGGGTGCTGGCGGTGACGCCTGCGTTGAGGTCACTGATGACGTCGGTGTAGTCTTTCATGGTTTACTCCGGTTGTGGATGGGTGGGTTTCGGGCAACCGTCACGTTTTCCGTGACGGCTGGGTTTTCGCGGTCAAAAGGGGATGTCGTCATCCCAGTCTTGTTGTTGCGGCTGCGCGTGGTTCTGCGGCGGCGGGTTGCCGTCCTGCGGATGCCGGGGCGGCTGCGGGCGCTGTTGTTGATAGTCCTGCTGTTGGTATCCGCCTTGGTCGTCGCGGCGGCTGTCGAGTAGCTGCACGCTGTCGGCGATGATTTCGGTGGTGTATCTGTCCACGCCGTTGTTGTCCGTCCATTTGCGGGTTTGCAGCTTGCCCTCTACGTAGAGTTTGCTGCCCTTGCGCGTGTACTGGCCGATGATTTCGGCGGTGCGGCGGTAGGCAACGACACGGTGCCATTCGGTTTTTTCGCGTTTTTCGCCGGTGTTTTTGTCGTTCCAGGTTTCGGATGTGGCGATGGAGATGTTTGCCACCGGTTCGCCGTTGGGCATGTAGCGCATTTCCGGGTCGTTGCCGAGGTTGCCGAGGATGATTACGAGGTTTACGCCTGCCATTTATTGCTCCTGTGGTTTGATGCCTATCGCCCGCTCAAAGCCGTGGGCGAGGCAAAAGCCGATAAAGTCTTCCGCCAGTTCTCGTACTTCTTCCGCCATCCCCGGATAGGGGGCGCAGGGCAGTTCGTGGCTGTCGCGGATGTGGTGCGGTTCACCCGCTTTTTCTTTGATTTCAAAAACGCGGTAGGTGAAGCGGGTAGCGCCGAAGGCAAGGCAGTAGATTTTCCATTGCACGCTTGCCAGGTATTTTTCTGCGTCAAAGCTGGTCGTGGTTTTGTAGTCGGTGATTTCCAGCCCGTTCACTTTGTCAGCCTTGGCAACTAGTACGCTTTCGCCGTGCGAGGTTTGTACTGTGTACTCCACCTTGATTTCGTTCACGCCGTCCGCTGTAGGGATGTCGTCCACTTCTTCAGCAATCCAGGTATGGCCGAGGTGGGTGTAGCAAGGGACGGCATCCTCGTCCACGTCGCAATACATATCTTCGGCGCTGTTGCCAAAGCAACCCGATACCACGGTGATTTCGTGTTCGCAGCCAAATTTTTTCCACCGCTGCGCTGGCGGGGTTTCGAGGATTTCATGCAATGATGTTCCTCGCGTCATGGCCGAGGTGGTCGCGCGCTCGCCGCGTAGTTGGGCGGCGAGGGTGTTGTAGTCCAGCCATTCCACGCCGCTCAGGTAGAGGCGGTAGGCTTCGAGCGTGGTAGCGCTGATACGGGTGTTCATGCGGCGCTCTCGTCATTTGGGGCGATGTAGCCGCCTGCCGCCTTGTCGTATTGCAGGCCGAGGCCGTCGGCGTGGCGTTTCAGCATTACTTTGATTTGTTTTTGGATGCCTTCGCTGGCGTTGATGTCCGTCACTTTGGCAACCAGTTCGTTCACCTGCGCGGCGGTCTGTGCAGCTTCGATGTGGATGCGCCATTCGCCGATGAGGGCAACGGCCTTCGCCTGTGCTTCGCTTTGCCGGGTGATGGTGTCGCGCGCCTGGCCGAGGACGTGGGCGAGGTAGTCCGGGGCTTCGTCAAGGTGCGGCACGGGGAGCGGCGGGAAGCCTGCGCTGTTTTTGCCAATCCAGCGCGGCGTCGGCGAGAAGTCGAGGGTGCGCATGGCTTTTCCCTGCCCCTGTTCCATGTAGTAGTAGCCGACAAAATCCGCCATTTTCATGATTTCGTCGTAACTGCCGCCGACGATGTCCGGACGGATGTAGGTGCTGTCGTTTTCGGTTTTTTCTTTGCCGTGGGCAATCATGACGATATCGCAGCCCGCGCTTTTCAGGCGGCGTACCCAGCCGGTAAATTCCGCCTTCAGCATGCCGAATCCTTGCAGCGAGAGGCCGCCCGTGGCTTTGTTGCGCATTTTGTCGCTGCGGGCAAGGAGGTTTTCGCCGAGGCGATCGAGGCAGGCGCCGAGGGTATCAATGATGACGGTGCGGTAGGCGGCAAGTTCTTTCGGGTCGATGTTGGCTACTTCGCTCCAGCCTTTTACCGGGACGTAATCCTTGCGGTAGCCGCTGCGGTGAGCGCCGCTGTCGAAGTCCAGCAACAGCGGTGAGGCGGCAGTAAAGGCAAGCGAGGTTTTACCGATGCCGGGCTGGCCGTAGATGAGGGTAATCAGCGTGCCGACTTCTACCGGATCGGCGGCGGTTTTGATGTTTAGTGCCATGTGGTGTTCTCCGTTTCTTTGTCACGCTTAAGGGATTCTTCGATGATTTCAATCAGGGCGCGGCTCTTTGCCAGCATCATCATTTCGCCACCGATGGCTTCTTGTTCTTCAATCAGCCATTGCAGGGCGATGACGGCGTTCTGCCGGGTCTCAAGGCCACGCCGGGTTTCCGGCGCGCCGTCAAAGATGTGGTCGTGGTTCATGGTGTTCATGCGGCTTTCCTTTCTGCGATGAGCTGGTCAATGGCAGCTTCAATTTGGTCTCTCCGTCTGGTGAGTACCTGGTATTCATCTATTCCGCGTGGTTTGTAAGCGGCGCGGACGCTCAAAGTCGTGCTGTTCCCGATGTGTATCCATACTTTCTCCCCATATTGGGAGATTTCCACCCGCGCAAAGTAGGCGCTGACCGTGACGTTGATGTTTTCCGGGAGGTACACCCCGCCGAGTTTGTCGGCGAGGCGGCGGGCGAGTTGCGCGTGTTCGGTTTCAAAGAGGTTCATGCTGCTTTCCTTTTTTCGAGGTATTGCCGCACGGCGACGCCCAGCTCCCCTATGGTTCCGCCTTCGAGTAGTTTGTCCTTAAGTACCGGCTCGTCGCCTTTGCTGTAGGTGCGGGCGTGGCAATGGAAAACACCGTTATCCCGTCGATAGATTTCGATGCTTATGGATTCGTTGTCGCGGCCGGCATATATGGAAGCCATTTCATTCGTGTAACAGATGTTCAGGTAGTCGCAATGGTTGCCAAGCGGAATGGCAGCGCGAAGTGCTTCTTTTGCTAAATCCGTGTTCATGATGTTCATTTGTTTGCTCCAAAGTAGTTGCGGCAGGCGGTGATTTCGTCGGCGCTCAAATCATGGCGGGCGCATTGCTCTGCCACCCATTCCCGGTGCGCCGCTGTCCGGGTAACAGCGGGCGGGTTGTCTTCGCCACCGGGGATGATGGCGACGGTTATCAGCAGCGCGCCCGCGAGGATGTCTTCGAGCAAGGCGTTCATGCAGACACCTCTATTTCGCCTGCCTCAAGCAATGCGTCGCGGTTTTTCAACCAGCGGCGCATCTTGCGTGCCTTGATGGGTAATCCCATCAGCCTTGCCATACTGCGCCACGCGGTCGCAGGCATCAGCACGCCGCCGCTGGTGAATCCGCCGATGCGGATTCCGCGTTCGTCGAAGTAAAATTCCACCTCGCGGGCTCGCCCGAGGGCGTCGGTGTATGCGCCCGTAAGCGCATACCCGTTTGAAGTCTTGAGAATCGTCGTTTTCATACTGCATCTCCGTAGTAATAGCGCTCTTCCATCGCGGCGATGTACCGCTCTGTCCTTCCTTCTTCCCACTCTGCGGCGATGTCTCGCCAAGGGTTGTGACGCTCAATGGCATCGGCTAGGTCATCGGCAAGGTCGCCGTAGTCGTCGCTGTCCCCATCCTCGAAGCAGTCGGTGAAGTCCAGACGCTCCAACTCGCGGCCGTCCTCGTCGCAGATGAGGACGGTGTAGCCCTCTGCCTTGACGATGGTGTACGGGCTTTCGACTTCGCTGTATTCCGCAGGCTCTTCGTAGGTGGCGTTGCGGATTAAGCGCTGCCCGTACAGGCGACAGACGGTGATGCTGTCTTGATTGCCCCACCATTCAAAGGTTTCGTTGTCCAGACCAGCGGCGAGGGTTTTGAGGTTCATGTTCATCTGTGGCTCCCATCTGTTGTTCGTTTCGATGGGTGCATCTTACCAAAGTTAGATAACAAAGCAAGAAAAACTAACTAAAGGAAGAAAATATTTTTACATAGGTTTGATTTTGCTTGGGTAAAATTCTTACTTCATGCAATTCAGGCAGCAAAAAAAAGCCGCCTCACGGGCGGCGGCAAGTCGTTAGGCAAAGAAAAACCCCGCGCTAGGCGGGGTTATGTGTAGCGGGGAAAGGGGGCGGGTTAGCGTTTCGCGCCAAACACGGCGAAAGCGCCCGTGGCGGAATATGAGCCGGCGATTTCCTCGGCGTTCGGGCCATAGAAAACCCCGCCAACACTGCCTTTGCTGTTTACGCCAACAAACCTGTTGTCTTCGATTGCAGCTTCGACGCTGCCGTTGTGGTTGGGGCTGTTTAGGCTAAATTGTAATTTCTTTTCGGCAAAATCGGCGTCAGCACGCACGGTGCCCAGCTCGGTTTTGTCAAATTGCTCGCCTTTGAAGGTGGCAACGATGGCATCGCCGCGGTAGGTGGCTGTGCCATTGGTCGGCATAGCACCAACGGGCTGCCCACGATAGAACCCACCGAGGTTGTTATCCGTGCCGTTGGCAAAACCAAATTGTACGTATGAGTAACTGTTGTCGCTTACCTGTAATGATTGGTAGGAACGCTTATCTGGTGCGATAAAACTGCCGCCTTTCCCGGTAGCAGAGCCATAAATCAGAATGTTACGTTGCTTGGTGGCGCCTGCGGTTGTTGGTGGCAAGGTATAGGATTCACTACTGCCGGTAACGTGCAGAACCATGTTGCTGCTGTCGCTGGTTGGCCTCACAACAGGGGCGCTAGTGTTGTTTGCCGGTGTAGTAAACAGCGCGCCAACGTAGTCCGCTGTCTTACCAAGTTGTTGAGGCTTGACGTTATCCGCCGCTGGATTGTCGCCACCTCCACCACCACCGCCACAGGCGGCGAGTGCCAGAGGGAGCGCTATCAGTAGTGCTTTGTTGGTTTTTCCTTTCATCGGATTCTCCGGTTATTGATTAAGACTTTTGATTTTATCAAATATAAGGATTTAATCTTTTTCCTTTATCTCGTCAAGATAATCTTGCAAGTATTCCTTTTGCATTTTCTCCATATATTTTATGATTCCTTTGGAGCAGCCGTAGGCCAAGCCAACGGACATCACAATTGCAACAGATGACGCCAATAACTGCAATGCAATAAACCCCTTTTGCGCATCACCATTATTGATAATTTGTGACAGAGCGCAAAGTAGCGCAACGAATGCAGAAAAATATGGATAAAAGGCAAGCAGCTTTTGATAGTCTCTACGTATTTCACTAAATCCGTTCTCTTTGAATTGTTGATAGTCTTTTGTTGTCGTATCAAGGCCAACATAAAGGTTAATGACCACAACAAAAATGATAGCAAAATATGGGTGAATCTTTCCATATCTTATGATAAAAATCTCATCAGGGTCGAGAAACGTCATTAGCCATATCACAAGGGAAGATATCATGAGACTCAAAACACATCCAATAGAAAATGTCTTCAAGTCAATCATGGCAATATTACCTGTTGCATTTCGGGCTACCGTAAGCGCTACCGCCTTCGAGGCATTCGCACGCCTCGCCGTCATGGTCGCGGTCTAGGCTGGTGTTGCCGCCGTGTTCGTCGTGGTAGCGCTGTGCTTCCTCTTGGTCGCTGAAATCGCTGCATCGCACCGCGTACACAGAGGGGATAGTTGCTATAAGTGCCAATGCTAATATTGCTTTCATATTTCTCTCCGTAGTTAATGTTTAAGCCGTTTCAACCATGAACACCAGAACATCCGACCGATTACAAGAAATTGCGTTTCCATCATTTTTTCAGCGTCGTAAATTTCATCGGGGAATAATTCCTTATCTTCGTTGAGTGAACGAATCATGTATCGCCCTTCTCCTAAATTAAGTATCTGCTTTAAGCGCTCCTTACCTTCTACATTTATTAGATAAATTTCTTCGTTATAAATGCGTGTGCAGTTCGTATCTATACCAATAACAGCATGGTCTGGAATAGAAGGCGCATTACTTTCTCCGTCCGCATAACCAACGATTACTTTATCTGGATCTTGAACACCTGCCTTTCTAAGCGAGTTCATATAAAAAGGGAATTTTATATATTCGCCCGAATCTTCGTTTGCAACACCACTTCCATTAGCCATAGAAAGGTTGGGGACAAAGTTGACGTAAACAATTTCACCGCTTTTATTCACTTCCTCTTTCGGTATCTCATTGATATTGTCATACGGCAATAGTGTTCCCGCGCGGGAAAAATCCTGAACAATGGGTGATTTTACGCCTGGTGTTTCCTTCGGGGTGCCATCGCCATATAGGAGCCATTCCGGGGTGCATTGTAGTAGTTCAGAGAGCTGTAAGGCGTATCGGGTGGGAGCGTTGATTCCCTGCCGCCATTTCGTGATGGCGGCGCTGGATGCTCCCGTGGCACGGGTGATGTCCGCCCCGCTAATGTCAAGGTCTTTCATCCGGCGGATGAGGCGCGCTGATACGGCTTTTGGGTCAATTTCTTTTTTCATAGCAACATCATATCCCTTTCCTTACTTAGGTAAGTAACATTTTACGTTGCAAATTCTAACTTTAGTAAGTAACATATTCTAACCAAAACTGCTACTGAGGTTAGATATGCTCACGCAAGACGCTGTTGCTTTCTTCGGAAGCAAAGCAAACATAATGAAATTATTGGGTTACAGCAACGCCGCCGTTTATCGTTGGGGCGATGTCGTGCCTGAATCTAGTGCGGGGCGCTTGTACGTCCTGAGCGGCCACAAAATCCCATACCGTACGGAAGACTATACACCCGACCACGAACCCGCCGACCCGGCGGAGGTCTGACCGTGGGCGAATTTTGGGCAAAAAAAATGCCGCCTGGAAACTGGGCGGCAAGTACATGCGAGGTTTGATTATGCCTAATTTACAAACTTTTGACAAGAAAGCGCAAATCCGGGCGCATCTGGAAACCGGCAAGTCCATCACCCAGGCGGAAGCGATTGAGGCGTGGGGCTGTTACCGCCTGGGCGCGCGCATTTTCGATCTGCGCGCAGCAGGCATGGACATCATCACCGATACCGGCACCGGCAAAAACCGCTATGGCAAGTCGGTCAAGTTTGCCGTCTATCGGCTGGCAGGTGGGTCATGAGGTACATCAGTCTTTGCAGCGGCGTCGAGGCGGCATCGTTGGCATGGGAGCCCTTGGGCTGGAAGCCGCTGATGTTCGCCGAAGTCGCCCCTTTTCCGGCGGCGGTGCTGTCGCACCATTGGCCACACGTCCCGAACCGGGGAGATATGACACAGCATGGAGATTGGCCGGATGCAGCAGTTGAGCTTGTTGTTGGAGGTACGCCCTGCCAGGCGTTCAGTGTCGCCGGGAAGCGCGGCGGGCTGTCTGACCCGCGAGGCCGCCTCATGTTGGCTTTCCTCGATGTGGTCGCCCGCTACCGCCCCCGCTGGGTCGTCTGGGAAAACGTCCCCGGTGTTTTGCACAGCGGGCGCGGATGGGATTTTTCCGCCTTCATCGGGGGCTTGGTTGAGCGCGGGTATTGCTGCGCCTGGCGGGTGCTTGACGCTCAATTTTTCGGAGTACCCCAACGCCGCCGCCGTGTCTTCGTTGTCGGACATCTTGGAGACTGGGAGCGTGCCGCAGCGGTACTTTTTGAGCGCGCGGGCGTGCGCGGGCATTTTGGACCGCGCAAAACGGCGGGGGAAGACATTGCCACCCTTAATGCAAGCCGCGCTGGAACACAAAGCGGCGGGATGACGCTGTGCATGGCCCACGGGCAAGGGGGAGCCGAAATCCGTATTGACAGCGCGCCGACGCCGACGTGCAACCATGAAGCGCCAATCGTCGTTAATGGCCGTCAAGACCCTTGTGTTAGTGATACCGCCTTTGCCCTCGGCTGCCAACACAACGGCACGGATAACGTACTGCTGGGCAGGCATGCCTTGCGCCGTTTGACCCCGCGCGAGTGCGAGCGCCTGCAAGGGATGCCGGACGACCACACCCGCATCCCATGGCGCGGCAAGGCGGCGGAGGCTTGTCCGGACGGCCCGCGTTATACCGCCATCGGCAACAGTATGGCGGTGCCGGTGATGCGCTGGATTGGCATGAGGATTCAACAGGTGGAGGTTGCAGTATGAGCTGGCTGTATGACGAGCCGCCGGAGCGCGGCAGGTTTGTCGCGCTGTATGACGACGGCAGCGGCGCGTCGTTGTTCGTCTGGGGTGACGACGGGCATTTGTTTGACGCCGAGGGCGATGACCTCGGCGTGTTGGAAGGTTGGGAACTGGAGGACTGGCTGTATGAGAGCGGTCATTGGTGCTGGACGGCGTTGCCGGAGGGGTATGCCGTGGGTTTAGGGGTTACGACGGACACGGCGCGGGATACGCGCTGGCGCTTTGCCGAGATGCCCGCACGTGGCACGCGCTTTGTCGCGCTGCGCAAGGACGGGTGCGGGGCGGAGGTGTTTTTTCGCACGCCGCTGGGTGCAGTCGTGGATGGCGACGGCGAGGAGCGCCTGCCCGCGTGGGCGACCGATGCCGCGCTGGCATCGTGGTTTGTGGATGCAGGGTTTGCTTTTTGGTTGCCCCTGCCGGATGGGATGCAGTTGTTTTATGAGGTGCAGTCATGAGTGCATCACAACACATGCGCCGCTTCGGGCAGGCGATTGGTTATTACCCCGAGCTGACTAAGGTTTTTGGAAGCGTTACCGCCTCGATTTTGTTCGCGCAGTTGTTTTATTGGCAGCCCAAAGCGTCCAGCGAGTTGGGCGTGTACAAGACGGCGGAAGAGCTTGAGCGGGAGACGGGGCTGTCGGTGGATGAGCAACGTGGCGCGAGAAAGCGGCTGGTGAAGTTGGGCGTGCTGGTGGAGACGCACAAGCGCCTGGAACACAAGATTTATTTCCGCATTGATGAGGCTGCTTTTGATGCGCTGTGGGATGCGCGTTTTGCCGAGATTGAGGCCGCCGCAGCGCCCAATGGCGAAACGGATATTCCCAGCCCCGAACGGGATATTCCCAGCCCCGGAGTGGGAAATTCCCAGTCGCCGAATGGGAATTTCCCATTCGGGAAGTCGGAAATTCCCAGTCGTCATAGTAATACAGAGGATTACAACAGGGGACTACAGCAGGGGATTACGGCAAGCGCGCGCGACGCGCACGCCCCGCCGCCCCCGTCGCCGCCACCGGCTGACCCGCCACCACCTGCCAAGCCGCCACGGTTTGAGCCGTTGTCCGCGTTGTTGGCGTTGGGCGTGGATGCCCAGGTGGCAGCTGATTGGCTGGCGGTGCGCAAGGCCAAACGGGCGGCGCTGACGCAGACGGCGCTGGATGACGTGGTGTCCGAGGCGGGCAAGGCCGGTATTTCGGTGGCACAGGCGGTGCGCATTTGTGCCGCCCGTGGCTGGCAGGGTTTCCGCGCGTCGTGGGATTGGCGCGATGACAGGCCGCAGGGGCGGACGTTTGACCACGGGCAGCCGGCGCTGTCGGCGGGAGAGCAGGCGCGGCAACAGGCGCTGCGCATTGCGGAAAAAATGGGCTTAACCCCGGAACAGGTAGGAATTCACGATGCAAACCAATGACATACCCCAATTCATCCAGATGCTGCACAACCTGTGCGAGATGTACGGCAAGCCACGCATGAGCGATGAGGTGGCGATGCTGCACTTCGGCGCGTTGCAGGATTATTCGCTGGAGGATGTGCGCAAGGGCTTTTTCGCCGCGCTGCGCAACCCGGATAGCGGGCAGTTCATGCCACGCCCGGCGGACGTCATCCGCGAGCTGTCGGGCAGTGGCGATACCCGCGCGGCAGTAGCCTGGGCGAAGGTGTACGCGGCGATTTGCCGCGTTGGCCATATGCCAAGCGTTGCCTTCGACGATGCCATCATCCACGCGGTGATTGCCGACATGGGCGGCTGGGTCAAGCTGGCGCTGGTCGGCAATGATGAGCTGCCGTTCCGCGAGCGCGATTTTCTGCGGATTTACCGCAGCTACAGCACGCGGGCGTTGGGCGACTACCCGCGCTATTTGCCGGGTATGGCGGAGACGGAAAATTTCGGCAAGGGCTATGCGGTCGAGCCGCCGTTGCTGCTGGGCGATGCCGCAAAAGCGCAGCAGGTGCTACTGGCAGGCAGTGCCAAGCCGCGCCTTGCGGTGCAGCCGATGCAGGCGTTGCCGGATGTGGTCGGCGGGGTGTTGCGCGATATGCGCAGCCGCAACGACGACGGCCTGCGGCAGATTGGTCAGGGCGGTGCGGCATGAGTTGGGAGCTGGATATTCGCGGCAATGTGCTGCGCGACGGCCTCGTCGAGCCGTCGGACACGCCGGAATTTTGGAGCGTGTACCGACTTGAGGCGGATGGCTGCTGGTGTTGGCTGGCCGATTTTGACACGCAGGCGCAGGCGATGGTGTATGCGGGAGGTGCGGCATGGCTAAACCAGTGAGCAGCGGTTATGACGGCCAGTTTCTCGATTGGGCGCTGACGCTGTGTCTCGCCCGCTGGTTGAATCCCGATGTGATTCCGGAGTTGTGCAAGCAGTTTGAGCCGCTCTGTCAGCGCAAGAATGACCGGCTGGCGCTGATGATGCTGCGCAAGAGCAAGCAGCCAGCGGCGCAGATTGACGAGATTTTTAGG